GACGATTAGACCTAATAATTGCATCTCCATCTAAAAATGAACTGTAAGTAGCTGAACCATGATCTACGTGTAACTTATAACTTGGACTTGTGGTGCCGATGCCCACGTTTCCGCCAGAAGTAATCATCATTCTGTTGGTAGTGGTTCCATTATTATTTTCAACAAACGATAAAGAATAGTTTGATCCACTATTATTATTGCCGTCTACACTTAAATAGAAGCCTCTATTAGCAGCGGTTTCCATTAAAAGAACAAAAGAATCAGCAGTAGTTGCATTTATCAACAAACCACCACTAGATGATCCACTATTAATAGTTAATTTTTGTGTTGGATTTGTAGTTCCTATGCCCACGTTACCTGTATTATACTCAATAGTTAACCGTTCATTTGCTCCTCTAGTTGTATCGTGAGAAATAATTGCAAAGTCAGCTTGGTCTGAGCCTACGTGCCCTATCTTCCAATCAGTATAGGCATCACCGCCAAATGTATCTGTAGTTCCCCGCATAAATTCTATAGCAGTACGTGGGGTACTGATATGATCTGCGTGTAACCTTAGATTTGCTGTACCTGAAGTTCGTTTTATTTCTAGTGCAGTATTTGGACTTGTGGTTCCGATGCCAACATTACCGTAGAAACTAGAATCTAAATTACCAGATGCCCCACCCGTTCCTAATTGCGCAGTAAGTTGACCAGTTCTACCATAAAACCTGTGACCTATAGTATTAGAACCAGTACCCCAGCCATCTGGGCCATACCTGTTGTAATAACTTTCAGTACCAATTAAGTGTGCGTCATTGCCGCCCCACAAATCTATATTATTAGAAATGTGAGAAGCAGCTTGCGCAAACTGTATTCTTTGTGAATAAGCAGTACCAGAGAGGTAGAGGTCTTTGAAGCGGTAGCCAGATGAACCCAAATCAATAGACGCATCACGCCTTGCTTGGGTTGATGTATTTAATGGTTCTATTGAATCTGTGGAATTTACAAATCTTAAACCTGTGTCAGTCGTTCCAAGATAAAGATCACCACCAGTAACCCCAATACCACCAATCTGAGAGCCATCACGCCGAAGGTCTATAATATCTCCGTCTGATGTCTTACGGTTGAGGGTCATTGTTTTTAGGTTGTCGGTAACGCTTTCAATCAGACCAGGATATGAACCGCCGTAGATGACCGTTCCTGCTGTACCAAGAGAGCCAGTAGTTTTACCCACAAAGAGATTACCGCTGCTGTCGATGCGCATGGCTTCTGCTTCTACACCGCTTGCCGCTGTTCTAAAAATCAAGTTAGTGCTAGTAGTACCTCCACTACCTACGGCTATAGTTAAATTAGTTCCTGTTAAACCTAAGCCACCATAAGCAGTTGTAGAGCCGTTTGAGTGCTCAATACGAATACCGTCAAGGCCATTTAAATCTGAAACAGCAGATTGTTTAACTTGAAATTTTGATGCTGGTGAACTTGTTCCAATTCCAACTCGACCATTACTATCAATGATCATACGTTCTACCGTATTCCACGGAGTATTGGCTTCCCTTACAGCAAATGCAAGGTATGGGTCTGTTCCTGATGTGACACCAGAACGTATTTCATTATATGCACTAAGAGTAGATGCAGGTTGAGCTAGTCTAAATACAGTCTCTGCCGTACCTGACCCTGCTGTTGTACCTACAACGTCTAAGTTTGCTGCTGGACTTGTTGCACCAATTCCAACATTGCCACTAGTATCTTCTGTAATAGCATCTGTTGTAATTCTGCCAGTTACGTCAATACCTGTGGAGGTGGTGGTAAACTTGAGTGCGTTGTTGTGATTTAATTGCACTGCGCCAGCAACGTTAAATGACGCAGATGTTTTAGAAGCATCTACATTGGCAATTTTTATAAACTGATAGCCTTGGATATTAATTCCACCAGTTCCATTATCTAAAATATAACTTTCTGACCCATCATGGTAAATCTGTAGGTCAGAGCTATCACCAAACTGTGCTTTAACGTTATCACTAAAGTTTAGGTTACCTGCAGTTTTAGTGTCCACTACATCACTACGTAGGAATTGTGAACTGTCTATACCGTCAAGTGTAACAGCATCTACGTTTGTTATGTTTGCACCATCAGCAGCAAACTCTGTACCTGTAAGAGTTAGACCTGTACCTGCAGAATAAACAGCAGTAGATGCAACTTGAGTAAATGTAATGTTAGTTGTACCAAAGGTAATCGTACCAGAGGTATTCATTACATAAAGTTCACCAGCACCTGCTGCACCCTCAAGTACAAAGAATGCATCACCTTGACCTAGTGAGTCAGGATCAGATGGGGCATAACTGTCTGCATCTGTAGCACGAGTAAGTACCCAGTTAGTACTTGCGGAACCTACGTTGGTAACTGTGTAGATACCGTTTTCGTAACCGTTTGTTTGTTCATAGATAAGTACACGGTCATTAAGTGACAAAGCAACACCGTCAATTGTCAGTGCTGCCTGTGTACTGTTGTTAGTTAGTGTAGCTCCTACACCTGCAGTTCCATTGCTGTATGTAGCACTTAGGTTACCCTCTTGCTCAACACGTACAGGATCATGGTAGTGTAGACCTGCTGCAGCAATCGTATCTACATACTGCTTTGTCGCAGCTTGTAAATTAGACGTGGGGTCTTGCACCAGTGTTAAGTCACCTGATGGATCAAAGAAAGCAGCCTTACCTGCAGGTTGCGTAATAAAGACTTCTGCTTGTGCTGACAGATCAATCGCACTGTTAGAGTTAGAAGAAGCAAGCACAGTAGTACGAGCCAAAGTAGTTGTACTCTCTGTCCATGTACCTACACCTACTTCCCACTCATTAGTGCTTACTTCAAAAATAGCATAGTAAGTAGTGTCACCATCGGACAAAGCATTAGCAAATGTTTGAAAGCCCGATACAGTTCCATTGAGTACTATACTACCTGTACCAGTAGTAGTTGTGGATTGTTTTACTCTGTCTTTTACAACAAAAGCCATTAAGATAACCCCTTATTATGCGATGCGAATAATTGCTGTAGAAGCACCTGGAGTTGGGAACTCGACTTTAAATGTACCGTTAGTAGAAGTTTTAGTTCCACCGAAGTCAATTACACAGATAGCTCTATCCCCTGCTGTTTCATTGTAGATAAGACAACCGTCTGCAGAAATAGTAGCAGAAGTCCACTCTGGATCAGTACCAAAGTCTACATAAGCAGTTGTTCCACTTGTTGTAATACTTGCGTTTGCCAGAGTTTCTGCGTCTGGAGTATAGCCTGTGCCTGAAGCTTCGTCAGAGTTACCTGTCAAGTTTGAGTAGTTAGTTGTTGTAGCATCATACGTGCCTGTAGGAGAAGCTTTAATAAGTGCAATCTTAATAACATCACTATCTAAATCATGAAGACCGCCAAGTAGTTCTGCTTTAAAACTCGTACACATTGCTGTTGTGATAGCCATTTTAATATCCTTTAGATAAGCCTAAAGGGGCCAGTTTCCCAGCCCCTTAAAGTGTTTTTAATTATGCTAGTGTGTCACGGTCAACTTCTGCCGCACCACGTGTTGCTTCGTTAACATCAACAACGATTGCCCATACACGAGCAGTTACTGTTGCTGCTGGAGAAGCAGTCGCAGTACCAGTTACGTCGATTGTGTCTTCTGCTGCAACGATACCCTGTGTTTGAGTACCGAATGCGAAGTCACCTGCAGAACCACTGTCTACGGCTGTAGCAGCCATAAATGTAGTTGTGCCATCTGTAACTGTAACGTCATAGTCTGCTGAGTCCATTGCATCAATCAACTCAACACCTGCTGCTAGAACAAGAGTACCTGCTCCAACAGTTGGACCTGTCACTGTACCAGTTGTAGTTGGAAGTTCGACTTCCTTTTCAACCATGATTGCTTTTGAAAGCAAAGAAGTAGATTTAGCCATTGTATAATCCTCCTCTTATGCCAAGTTATATGCTGCAGTAACGATTGCTTCTGGGCGAAGAATCTTGCGACCATATAGGTGCATACCACGAACAATGTCAGCAAATGAATCAGGGTCACGGTATGTTTCAGTTTTGTTGATCTGCTCTGCAGTTGCAACGGCTGAATCATGACCAGCAACGATGATACCAAAGTTAGAGGCGTTAGGGCCACCAACAGTTGACGCACCTGTACCCAATGAAGGTAGGTTGTTTGAAGTGTAAACACGGAAACCATGTAGGTTGTTTACCGCCAAGCCATTTTGTAGACCTGAACCACCCCAATCAGCCTGCATTAGGCGTGAGTCTTCGTCTTTCAAGACTTCCATAAATACTGGGTCCACAACGATCCAACGACCTTGTGTATCAACATTTTGTTGGTCCATCAAACGTGACATACGTGCAAGAATCTGCAATGGGAATGCGTTACCCGCAGTTGTAGATTTTGCAGCAGTAGCACCGCCTGCACGTGCCTCAATACCAATTGAGTTATTTGCAGAACCTGCTGTTCCAGATGTGTTAGTAAAGTCAGATGCGTCTAGTGACATAGAAGCCAATAGTTCCGCACCAACTAGGTTAGCACCGTCTGAAGCTGTATCAATAGCTTTGTCGCCATTTACAGTTGTGTTTACTGCGTTTGCATTTGTATGCAATGCAGACTGTTTAAAACCAGATAGGTAGCCAAGAACTTCTTGGTCCATTTGGTCTGCCAAACGATATGCGGCACGATCTGACGCAAGACTTTGGAAATTGACGTGGCTGTGAGCCTCTTCAATATCGTCCACCTTGAAAGCAAAATAGTTCGCTTTGTCGATGGTCAATGAGAAATCCTCATCGTCCAAATCTTGTGGTGTGATTTGTGTACCACGTTCGTATTGTTTCACGGTGATCTCAGGTTCTTTAATGATTTTTACTGAGTCACCCATTTGTGCGATCTCTCCGAAATAATCAGAGTTTGTAATCGCTTCAACAACAGATGCCTTGCGGAATGCAAGTTGCACCTGTTTAGAATAGATCACTGGTGAGAAATTACCGTTTGGTAAGTTACCGTGACCTGCTGCTTTTGCGAATGCCATTATATTTCTCCTTAAAAGCAATACAGATGCAAAACTAACTATACTTATACGAAGGCTAATTCTACTAGGGTGCGTATCTTACAATGTTGGCCTACACTGTAATCTACGGGCCATGAGGGATTAGGTTGTCCGAAAGGATATGTTGTTTGCTAATATAGAGATTAGTACAGGTATCCATACTGGGGCTGTACTAACCTACCATTATATATAGTTATATCATAAATAACTAATATGTCAATACTATTTACCGAGCAGAACCAGATAAATCGTAAATAAAGTTGCCTGTGCGAATAGCTTCCATGATCTCATCAGATCGTTTCTCGTATTCTTGTGCAGACATCTTTTGTACCTCAGATTCTAACATAGCACCTGCAGTGCCAGTAGATTGAGGTGCACTACGTTCATTCCGTGCGCCTACGGAACGTGCAGCATCTTTTGATGAAGATGAACGTTTTGTTTTAATATTACGATCTGCCTTGTACAAATCAATTGCACGAGCAGCGGAACGAGCATCTTCATTATTCTCATACAGTGCGTCTTGTACCCACTTAGGCTGTTCTTCAGCCCAGTTATGAAAGTCGTCACTATCACGAATTTCACCAAAGTCTGGGTGTAGTCGCATCAATTCAGCTTCTGCTTTCTCACGTGTAGCATTAGCTTTCATCTCGTCTATTTCTTTTACACGAGCTTCCAGACTTTCTGATTGTTCTTTTGCTTTTTTAATTGCAATAGTTTCAACAATAGCAGCTACGTCTGGGTACTTCTTTGTCCAAGCTTCAATGTCTTCATCAGACTTAGGTAGTTTAATTTCACTCTTAGTTGCTTGGTTCAATTGATCTTGAAGTGCTTTAATCTTATCTTCAAGTTCTTTTTCTTTTTGTTGTTGGTGTCTACGTAGATCACCATAACGTTTTTTAAAACTACGTTCTTCTGCAGTATCAGGTTCAGCTTCTTTTGGTTCTTCTTCAACCTCACCTTTTTGTTCTGCGATTAGTTGCTCTAACTCTTCTTCTTCTTGCTTGATTCGTTCTTCGTTTGTATACTTGCGATTTGCAAATGCTACTTTCTTTTCTGGCTGTACTTCTTCAGCCATAATTGTATCGGACATTTTATTTCCTTTTCTAGGGCCACCGTAGCCTGTTGGTAGGGGGATGGGTAGCTAGACAAATATAGCAGTTACTTTTTACGTGCTGCTAAACCACGTGTTGTGTCTGGCTTTCGTGAAGATTTAAACACAGGCCGTGCCAGACCGCCTTTATTTGCTCCCCAAGTAGTTGGATCATTCATGTCAAACTTTTTACCGCTTGCTTGATACTCTTCCGCTTGTTGTTGGATAGCTTGTTCCATTGGGCTTTCACCTTGTTGGAATACTTGTGTTGTTTCAGTTTGACCTGTTTGACTATCTGTATAAGATACCTCTCGTCCTGATGTAGATGACTTAACGCCAAATGGATCATAGTCTTTGCTTTGCCCAGCTATAACTGCTTGACTTGTTACTATTTGTTCGTCTGCAGCAGCGGCAATAGTTTGCTGTGCAGGAGTAAGTGCTTCATATTCTTTTTGCATACTTACGTAAGGACGACCACCTACAGTTGCTAAAGTTTCTCTTGTACCTCGTTTAACCCCATAAGTTTGTGCAATTATATTATCTAGTTTATTTTGAAAGCTATCAGGCGTTTCGGTTTTTAATGCTTCTACCGCTTTACGAGCCTCTACCCGTTGTACCATAGCAGGATCAGCAGCACCTACTTCCACTAGCTTTTCTTCACTTTTCTCAATAGTTTCTTGTTGTTTTTTAGTTCTATCGGTTGGAGGAATCTCACGCAAAGATTTAAGTTCATCTTGAATACGTGCAATGTTAGTACCCTCATCTACTGTAGGCTTTTCAATAAATACTTCAAGCTCTACTGGGATTTCTTCTCCAATTCTGTCAAGTATTTCTGGAGAACCTTTAGTGCTAACTTCTGTTTCTTCTAAGTCATCCGTTTTAGAAGGAAACGTTGCGGTTGCTGCACCAGAAGCATCAAGCATTTCTTGCTCCATGTCTAATTCAGGTTTTTCAATTTCAGGAGTTTCTATTTCTGGTGTAGGATCAATAGGCTTTATATTTCCTTTTTCATCTACTTCCATTCCAGCATCAGCAAGAACAACAGGGTCTACCCCAACACTAGTTAATGTTTTTTTATCTGTATCTTTTGGAGAACTATTGGCATCTCCTGCGGCAACTTTTTTTACTTCTTTCTTTTCTTCTTCTCCAAAATCAAATATACTACTTACAGTATCTACTACACTATCAAGTATTGTTTTCTTTTCGCCTGTACCTTCTAACTGTGCTTTTAGTTCTCGTAGTTTTGCTACTTGACCTTTGACAGGAGTTTTCTTAGCTTCTTCTATTTTTGCATCAATCATTTCGTATGCAACTTTTTTCTGGTGTTTGTTTGCTAAGTGAAATAGTCCACCCATAAGACCGCCACCAAGAGCAGAAACAATACCAGTAGTAAGAGCATTAGTGTTGGCTACTTTATCTAACTCGTCAATCCACATCTGTAGTTGTTTACCTGATTTATCGCTGGCTGTATCCATTCTCCAGCCACCAGCTTTTTGAAAATCGGAACGTGTGTCTACAGGAGGACCACCGCCACCATCATCACTTGGCACTACTGTAGGGATAGCTTCAGTAGTTTCATCTGATACAGCATCGGCTACTTCAGTTTCATCCATGCCTGCTACCCATTCGTCATACAGAACATATCCTTCTGGAACTTCTTCTTGTGGAACACCGTTTAAAGACAGAATATTAATTACGTCTTTTGTTTCAGGGTTAATGTACATAATGGCCTCATAGCCCTCTAGTACATCACTTGCATCTTTTTCAATCTTAGCTGGCTGTCTTGTAGAAGGTGTCTGCTCAGACAACTGGGTAAATCCTGTAACGTCTACACCTGACTGTGCATGTAGTACGCCACCATGTGCCATCTTTGGTTGCATCTGCATTTGCATTTGATTTGTTACTTGTGGCTTAGGGGGATTTGCCAATGGACTTATTTGACTGTATGGTAGATTATCTGGAATAGTAGCTTGTTCTGAGTTACCCATCTGTCCCATCTGGTTCATACGATCAAGACCAACCTTAGCATCTTGACGTAATTTCATAAGATTGTCAAGCCCTATGTAACGAACTACATCAGCAGGTAAAACAAATTCACCTTCACTTAACATGGCAGGAACGTCATCACGAACTTCTTTTTTAGTACTTCCAACAGGTACATCATTTCCAGATACAGGATCAATAGACTGACCTTGATCTTTTAATCCACCATCTTCAAATAGTTCCATTTGTTTTTCATACATTTTTTAGTACCTCATCCCGTAGTAGTTTTAATCTACGTAACTGATATATTGCACCCTGTGCCCTGTGTAATATCTGAACATTGTCGGTTTGTTCCATTACACGATGTTGTTGGGTTATTAATACGTCTAAGTATTTTTCAAAGTTATCCCATTGGGGCTGGTTGCTGACCAGACCCTTGAGCTTGTTCAGGTGCTCCCTGTCCTGCATTACCACTAAATCCTTGTTCTTGTGGAGTAGGTGCCTGTCCAGTACCTATAGTACCTCCACCTGCTCCTGATGTATCCGCTGGGTTTGCTCCTGCTGGACCTCCCTGCTGGGGCTGCTGTTGCTCTTGAAAGCCTTTCATTAGCTCTGCTTGGATTGCAGCATCATTCATATTGTTGGTAACTTTGTCGGGGTCAAGATCAAGAGACTTTGCAATCTCTCGAATAATATATTGAAACTTAGCAAACGGAGCAAG